GAGGATGACGGTCGAGTGCATGGACAGGTCAACGCCATCGGAGCAGTCACAGGACGTATGACACACAGCAGTCCTAACATGGCTCAAGTTCCGGCTGTCGGTGCTCCTTATGGAGAAGACTGTCGTGCCTGTTGGATCGTACCGGAAAAGCACAAGTTGGTTGGTGTGGATGCATCTGGCCTTGAGCTAAGGATGCTCGCACATTACATGAACGACGAGGAGTATACTTATGAAATCCTTAACGGAGACATTCATACAAAGAACCAGAGCAATGCAGGACTGTCTACACGAGCTCAGGCAAAAACATTTATATACGCTTTCCTCTACGGAGCAGGAGACGCTAAGATCGGCTCTATTGTGGACGGAAGTCAGAGGACTGGAGCGAAACTTAGACAACGCTTTCTCGACAATACTCCCGCACTTGCAGAGCTTAGAGAGCGAGTCTCAACAGCCTCCCAACGAGGTTACCTCAGAGGACTGGATGGACGATGCCTTCACATCAGAAGTGAACATTCTGCCCTGAACACACTGTTACAATCAGCGGGTGCTGTGGTGATGAAGAAGGCATTACAGATCTTCACACAGTTCGCCCCCAAGTGGAATCTGACGTATAAGCTCTTAGGGTCTATCCACGACGAGTACCAGATTGAGGCTCCTGAGGCTCAGGCAGACCGTGTCGGTATCCTTATGGTTGAGTCCATCAAGGCCGCAGGTATTGCCTTTGACCTCAAGTGTCCTCTTGACGGTGAATATAAGATTGGAAATAACTGGGCAGAGACACACTAATGTGTTATACTATTAGAGTAGTAAGGAGAGTGAGATGACTCAGATTTTTTCGGTAGAGGATTTTGAAGAGCGTTTGTCAGAGCTTACAATCGGTACAAAAGAAGTTCAAGAACTCATGGAGTTTGTCAGAGTTCAAGATCGCAAATTGAAGCACCAGATGAAGAAGCTAGACGTAGCGGCTACAATGATCGGGCATAGCCAGATTGAAACTTGTTTGATAGAGAGTGATTATGAGTAAGGAAATATACAGCCTGATCGACGACATCTATTCACTGATGGAGAACCGTAATACTCCTAAGGACGTAGATGTTGACGCTGAGATTGAACGCTTTGGTGAGGCTATGAAAAACCTCATGAAGAAAGAGTTCAAGCCATCCATGCGTGATAGCCGCAAGCTCCGCTTGTCTTCTATTGGTAAGGATGATCGTCAGCTTTGGTACTCTGCGAACAAGTACACGCAGGAGAAACTCAAGCCCAATAACTACATTAAGTTTATGTATGGTCATATGATTGAGGAGCTAATCCTGTTCTTGACTCGTATGGCAGGGCACACCGTAGAAGACGAGCAGAAAGCCTGTGAGGTCGAGGGTGTCAAGGGCTCTATGGATGCTCGTATTGATGGTCGTTTGGTTGACGTTAAGTCAACTTCAACCTACGGCTTCAAGAAGTTCAAGGACGCTACGCTTGCCTTTGACGATCCGTTTGGCTATGTGGCTCAGTTAAAAGCCTACGCTCACTCTGAGGGTGACACTAAGTACGGGTGGATTGCTATTGACAAGCAGAATGGTCACCTGTGTTACCTTGAGTATGATGAGGAAGACACACAGGCTCCTGTTCACTCTGTGATTAGCTATGACATTGCTGAACGAGTACGCCATGTAAAAAAGGTGGTGGAGCTTCCCGAACCTCCGTCATTCTGTCACGAGCCCGTGGACGATGGGAAATCTGGAAACAAAAAGCTCGCTACGGGTTGCTCGTACTGCGGCTACAAGCTCCACTGTTACCCCACCTTAAGAGGATTTATTTATTCTACTGGTGTAAGGTTTTTAACAGAGGTTCAGAATGAACCTAAGGTTCCTGAGTTGCAACTAAAGGAGGTATCATGAAATATTCACGCTTCTTGGAGAATAAGACACGAATGACGATTCAAGGAAAGCGTTATCGTGTCGGTAATCCTAATCATCCTTTTTATCACATCTACAACTTGGAAGGTCATGAAGGTGTGTATAAGGCAATGGGTCTGAAGTACACCGATGAATTGGCTAAAGAGATCAAACGCCAAGTAGAAAATATGTATGATGAGGTTATTGAAGGCGATCTGTATGTTGTTCGTAATTCCGCTTGGCCTGATTGGTATAAAGTAGGAAAAGCTGTCAATGCGGAAAACAGGCTTAGAGATTATCAGACATCTTCTCCACATCGTGATTTTGTTCTGTGTCATGTTGAGTCATTTTCTAACAAGGATGAGGCCGAAAAAGCAATTCATAAGATGCTTGAGAAACACAAGAGTTGTCATGATCGGAAGAAGGAATGGTTTAAAACATCCGTCCCTGTAATACAGGAGGTTATGCGTGAGTACAAAGAAACGCAAGGGCAAGCCGCCTAAGGGCTACGATAGTTGGTTTGAGTATGAGTTGCACATAGGTGCACTTAAGAACTGCAAGTATCACACAGGAATCGTTCATTACACACAGGAGAAAATCTATGAGCCAGACTTTGCAGTCGGAGACTTTCTGATAGAGGCCAAAGGCCGCTTTAGGGACTCTGAAGAAGCACGAAAGTATGTAGACATACGCAATAGTTTAATACATGAAGAGTTAGTGTTTGTGTTTTATCACCCAGACACACCAATGCCAAGAGCAAGGAGACGTAAAGATGGGACTAAGTTCACAATGTCTGAATGGGCTAACAAGAACGGTTTTAGGTACTACACTGTCGAAACCATTACTGAACTTCTTAAGGAAGCGGAAGTATGCTAACATTTACCGACGTATGTGACCGCTTGAAACAGCAAGATGAAATCAGTGTCCTTGAGGTGCTTGAGATCACCTCAGAGGAACTGGTGGATCGCTTTAATGATAAAGTAGAAGCTAAGTTAGATTACTTCTTAGAAGACTTAGAAGATGAGTAGGAGGTTTGACGATTTGAGTGACTTAGGTGAAATGGCTAGGAACTATCAACTAGGTGGAAAACATTACACTGATAAAAAAATACAGCCTTGGGACGCAATGGAATGTTGGATGTCTGAAGAGCAGTTCAAAGGATTTATCTTAGGTAATGTTATCAAGTACATGGCACGTTTTCAGGATAAGGGTGGTAAGTTAGACCTACAAAAAGCCAAACATTATATAGACAAACTGATAGAAATCTGGTAAAATAGTAGGTTCGCTCTTGTGCTTTTGCAGGAGCGACAACAAGAAAAAACACTGGAGAAATACATGACACAATACTTAGGGATAACGATTGACTATGAAAGAGATAATCGCCTCAGCGACCAAGCTACTAAGCTCATGCAAGACTACTATATGCTTGACCATGAAAAATCCCCTCAAGAGGCTTTCGCTCGTGCTAGTGTGGCCTATTGTGGCGATGACCTCAATTTTGCACAGCGTATTTATGATTACGCTTCAAAAGGTTGGTTTATGTTTGCGTCGCCTGTGTTGTCAAACGCACCTGAACATGGCCGAAACAATAGGGGCTTGCCTATTAGTTGTTTCCTTACTTACGTGGGTGACAATCTTGATAGCCTTATTGAACATAATGGTGAAGTAGCATGGCTTTCCGTAAAGGGCGGAGGTGTGGGTGGGCACTGGTCAGATGTGAGAGGGATCAGCGACAAAGCCCCCGGCCCGATGCCGTTCATGAAAGTAGTAGACAGTCAGATGACAGCGTACAAGCAGGGCAAGACTCGCAAGGGGAGTTACGCCGCATACCTAGACGTAAGCCATCCTGACATTGAAGAATTTATTTCGTTTAAAGTACCTACAGGTGGAGACATCAATCGTAAGTGCTTTAACTTGTTTAACGCTGTGAATATCACAGATGAATTTATGGAGAAAGTGATTAATGATGAACAACACGACCTTACAGACCCGCATACAGGAATTGTCAGAGATACAGTCAAAGCTCGTAAGCTGTGGCAACGAATCCTTGAAGCTAGGTTCAGAACTGGTAGCCCATACCTTAACTTTATCGACACAGCCAGACGAGGCTTACCGGAAGCTCAAAGAAAACTTGGACTGTCAATTAATGGCTCTAACCTCTGCAATGAAATCCATCTCGCTACATCTGAAGAACGAACAGCCGTCTGTTGCCTCTCCTCAGTCAATCTTGAAAGATACGATGACTGGAGAGCAAGCGGCATGGTTGGAGACCTTATCCGATTCTTGGACAACGTGCTTCAATACTTTATTGACAACGCACCAGAAGAACTGGGAAAAGCTGTCTACTCAGCATATAGAGAGCGTTCAATCGGCCTTGGAGCAATGGGCTTCCACGGCTACCTCCAAAGCAAAGGCATAGCTTGGGAATCATGGCAAGCGGCGAGTGAGAACTATGCAATCTTCAAAGACATCAAAGCCCAGTCTCTTGAGGCCACCTACTCGCTCGCTGTGGAACATGGTGAATGTCCTGATGGAGTGGGTTATGGTGTTAGAAATATGCATCTGTTGGCTATTGCTCCTAACGCTAATTCTAGTATCCTATGTGGGTGCTCTGCTAGCATTGAACCACGTATTAGCAATTGCTTTGTGCATCGTACTCGTGCCGGGAGCCATACTGTTCGCAATCCGTACTTGGAGAAACTTTTAGATGAGAAGGGGTATAATACAAAGAAGGTGTGGCAAAGCATACTTGAGAACGAGGGCTCTGTACAGCACTTGGAGTTCCTTTCCGACAGTGAGAGGGATACGTTTAAAACAGCGTTTGAACTGGATCAATCGTGGGTTATTGAACACGCCGCAAAAAGACAGGAGTTTATCTGTCAAGGACAGAGCGTCAACCTATTCTTTCCATCCGGCACGGATAAAGCTATCGTTAATCAGGCACATCTCAAGGCTTGGAAAGAAGGTCTTAAAGGATTATATTACCTGCGGACGACTGCGGGGGTTACAGCGGAGAAAGTTGGCACGAAAGTAGACCGTAATGCGCTTAAGGACTTTGAAGATGAGGAGGTGTGCGTATCATGTCAGGGTTAAATGGATATCAACTAATACAACGCATAAATGAAGCTGAGTTACTACAGGGCTTTAACGGCCCTGTTACTCAGGAGCAACTTGCAATCTTGGAAGAAAGAATTGAGCAGGAAAAGAAACAATCTAAAGCCTGTGAAGAGCGTAATTACGACAAGATGCAATACAGCAACCCTCACGACAAAGAAATTAAGAGGCTTCGTACTATTATTGACTTTGTGAAAGCAGGGGCAAGCGTAGAGCGCACAAGTGGTGGATTAATCACTGTTAATGGAAAGTACATTATATCCTTAGCGAATCCTAAGTGGAGAGTAAAAGGAAAGAATACATGGTACTGGTATAAGACACCAGAACAGTTTATGAGTAAGTACGTTAAATAATGCATAGGAATACTATGCAAAGGAGAGAATATGCAAACTGGATTGATTGAAGTCAAACGCTTAGAAGAGAATGAAGATGGTTCTGCCAAATTAGAGATTGAAACAGACGTAGAAGCTACACGGTTGTTGGTTGAAGTTGGGTTGACACGGTTGCTAGAGATGGCTTTAGATAAGGAGAATAATGACTACCAAATTGAAAAAGATTTACTTAAAGCTCCTGAAGGCACACGCCAAGCGGAGACTGGACAAGGCACAGAAGCACTACGAGAAGGTGATAGTACAGATACTGAAGGAGTCCGATGAAAGACGCAACAAAGAATCTGATTAAGCGACTAGAGCTCATTAAGGACTCCGATCCTTTTAATAAACAGATACTCAACGACTGTTATCTACACATTCAGAGTTTACAAGATGAGGTGGATAGGCTACAATATCATAATAACAATTTGATGAATGTAATATACCAAAACCAATCAGAACTGGAGAACTAAATGGCACTACTGGAGAGTAACACTACATACAAACCCTTTAGCTACCCTTGGGCAGTCGAGTACGCTACACAGCATGAGCGTATTCACTGGATTGAGGATGAACTAGAGCTACAAACAGATGTCAACCATTGGAAATCAGATGTACTATCGCAAAACGAAAAGAACCATATCACCCAAATCCTGCGGCTTTTTACGCAAACAGACGTTGCGGTGGGGACAAACTATCTGGAGTATTATATACCCAAGTTTAAGAACAATGAAATCCGGGCAATGCTTACGGCCTTTGCAAGTCGAGAGTTCATCCACCAAAGAGCCTACGCCCTCTTGAATGATACCTTAGGGTTACCTGAGGAAGAGTTCACGACGTTCCTTGAGTATCAGCAAATGTCTGCAAAACTGGAGTTCATGTCCGGATTAGACGTAAATTCTATAAGCGGTACAGCCCTTGCAATTGCACGTTCAGTGTTGAATGAAGGTATGAGTTTGTTTTCAGCATTTGCGATGCTCCTCAACTACCAACGCTACGGTAAGATGCCGGGGATGTGTACAGTCGTAGAATGGTCTGTACGAGACGAATCACAACACGCTGAAGGTATGGCTAAGTTGTTTAGGGAGTTCTGTGATGAGCACCCACGGATTGTGAATGATGATTTCAAGAAAGATATATACGAGATGTTTAGAACTGCGGTCAAACTTGAGGACAAGGTTATTGACTTGGCGTATGAGATGGGTGACTTGGAAGGTTTGTCGGCGGCAGATGTCAAGCAGTACATTCGCTACCTCGCAGACAGACGTCTACTGCAACTTGGTCTCAAGACGAACTGGAAGGTTAAGGAGAATCCTCTTCCGTGGATGGAGGAACTATTAGGTGGCTCATCAATGAGTAACTTCTTTGAGAAGCGTGTCACTGATTACAACGCACATGGTTTAAATGGGGAGGATTGGGGATGGTAAGACTGTATGATGTGTATTTCGGTGAACGCTTCTGTGGACGCTACTTAGCCATAAATGAACAATCAGCCATCGACCAATCATTTAACAAAACAGGGGGAGCCTCAGCATACTCAGGCAACCCTAAGCATCTCTATAAGGCGGTAGCAGTATGATAGCAGTTAGATTCCATCATGTCTTTGGGCTATCGGCAGAGACAGTAGAAGCACAGCCAGTGTTAGGTTGGAAAGACGGAGAAGACATTGGTGAGGCCAAAGTGTATTTCTTTGATGGGTTTGTGATAAATGTCCCGTTTTTTAAAATTATGATTGGGGACATCTTTGAGAGTTTTGAATAGGGGTCAGTTCACTCTCCAGTGAGCTTAGGGGACTCTTTAGTCCCCTTTTTTTAGGTTAGTAGTCGTAGTTTATCGGCGTTTCTTCCAGAGGTTGTTCTATCTCTTGTTGTGCCGCTTCTGCCGCAATTACTGCTTTAGAGTTAATTGATGCACTTAGCGTCTCTAATACAGTTTTCATTAACTTTGGAGACATTGATACTTGAGACTGCTCAGTTGTAACTCGTAGGGTTTCTAAAGCATCAGGATTCATTAACAAATCACGCATTGATGCATCTTGTTTAGCTACTGCTTGAGATGAATTGATTTTAGAGAAGATAATAGCTAGTTTTGTACCTACGTTAGTAATCCTATCCCGTAAGATTGACTGTAACTGCGGTGCGGAAATACCAATCTGTGCTTCTAATTGATCTGAGTTTTTAAACGTCGTTGCAAATCTTGCCGCTTCGGGATCAACATTCTTTAACAAATCATTGAGTTGACCTAAAGATTTCACGTTCTCCAAATAACGAGGGCCAAACACTTTGTTAAAAGCATTTTCGTTTTTCTTAATAAACTCCATCATTGATGTACCAGATGCATTTTTAGCTTTATCAAACATTGCAGACTGAATACCTTTGCGTACAATCTTAGCAGACTCCGGCGTAAAGTTTTTCAAATCCTGAAGATAACGATCTGCTTTGAGAGGTTGATTTAAAATGTCTGTAACAACACCATCAAGCCCTCTATCATTCAGACGCTTGTATAACCCTTCAGTAAGCTCACGAGAACGAATGTTATATTCACTATCTAGTGTTGATTTTGCAATATCCATCTTCTTCATTGCGTTCCCAACATCAGAAAGTTCTTGACGCAATCCCGGTACAGTATTTATCAATCGCTCATTTTGCCTAATAAAGTTACCGTACTTACGGAGATCAATGACATCATCCGACATTACAGAATTTTGTAATCGTAATAATACTGCATCACGGACAATTGGAATACCTTCATCTCCTGCAATTTTTAAGAAGTCTGCGGCTTGCTCAGGCTTAGCTAAGTAGTTTCCAACCTGTGACGAAAACTTAGCTGAGTCAAATTGTTTCGCTCCTGCCGAGCTAAATGGGATACCTAACTCTTGATAGTATTGTTTGTCTAACGATGTATAACTAGTAACAAACTCTTCAGGCATTCTTTGAATTGAATTTTGAGTAATTGTTTTTAACTCATTTAATAACCGTGCTTCATCATTATTTAACTTACGAGTACGGAGTTGTTTGTTAATTTCACGTTTTAATGAGTCAACTTGTTTAATGCTAACAGGGTCAAATACTATAGAGGTTTTACCAGTTTCTTTGTTTTTTACCTTTTTAGGTTTAAAGTAAGTGTTAATTTTATTGTAAATTGAAGGAAACTTTTGAAATATATCTTCTACAGTTTTAGTTTTTGTATAATTATAAATGTCTCTTCGACCTGCGCCGGGCATTTTAATTCCTGCGGAATCTGCATCGTTTAGTAACTTTTCATATTGAGGGCTGAGCTTATCTCTAACTGCTTTCTCTTTTGCTTGCATGAGATTATCAGCGGCCCTACCAATATCTACAACATCTTTTGGTGTTTTTACAGCTTCAGATAATTTTTGCATTGACAAATCAATGCTATCAATACGCTTCGTTGCTTGTTTGATGGTTGTTGTATAATTTTTTGGCAACGCTCGTAAGATTTCAGCTTCAGCTTCTGCGCCGCCTTTTCCAAATAGTTGAGTCTGGCGTTGGTCTACCAAGCTATTGAGAGTTTTTAATGATTGCTCTGCTTCAGCACGGAACGTAGGACTCTTGCGAATAAGGTATTCAAAGTTTTGTTTAAATACAGGATTAGATTGTAATGCAATAAACGGAGGAATTGAGCCTTCCTCGACATTTGGCAAAACACGAGAAAGTTCTTTAACGCCTTCAATTAAAGCAGGGGTATCTGGCTTTGCCGTTAAAGCATTGTTTATAACTGCACGAGTATGTTGGTCAGCAACATAGTTAGCTACACCATCAACAGTTTGTTTTAATTCTTTTCGCTTAGTGCGAACTGCTTTAATCCCTTGCGTACTTGCTGTTAATAAGCCACGAGATGCAGATGTAGCTGTTGCAGGGGTTGATCCTAACACAGTACCGCCTAGAATTTGAGCTGCTTGTACAGCTTGCTCAGGTAAACCTAATTTTTCTGCACCCGCCCCTGCTGTCTCTGATCCATACTGCCCTGCGGCTCCAGACAATACACTAATTCCTACTTCGCCTAGTGCAGATACTGGGCCTCTGGCTCCAACAACCGCTAATGGCCCTTCTGCTGTTGTAGCTCTTACACCTGCTCCTAAAGTACGCTCCATTTGACTACGAGGTTGTAATCCTTCTATGCCAAATAACTCTCTCTGAATTGCTTCACGTTTAGCTTGTGCATCCGCTTCAAACCGAGCCGCATTTTCAGGATTAGTAATATCACCATACTGAGTAATATCAGTTGTTAGCATATCAAAATTAGGTATCAATCCTGTAGCAAATTCAGACAATCCAACTTTTGCTTGATCCAACAAGTAACTTAATGTAGACTCTTGTTGCTCTTGTTGTTCTACGATTTGTTCTTCGTTAGATGATTTCTCTGAACTTAAATGATCTTCAAGAATGCTCTGAATTTCTTCATCACTCATTTCAGCAGGAAATTCAAAGATACCTTTTCCCGGCACCTCGATTTCTTGGTAAGCCATATTAGCCTCCTACTGTTTCAAACTGTTTTGTTTCGGGATTATAACGTCTACGTGTTGTGGGTTGTTCTTGTTGTTGCGTTGAAGGCGTAGATTTATCTTTTCCACCGTAACTTTGTGTTATTGAAGAACGAACATTTTCATCTTGAATTTCAGTATTAAACAAAGTTAATTTATTTTCTACAATAGAAGTTTTTGTATTGTTAATTAACGTATCCGCATTGTTCAGAATTGTTTGTAGTTCGCTTAATGCTTTAGGAGTTAATTCGCCAAACACAAATTGCGTACCTGCATCAGTAACTGTTTCAGTAATACTCTTGTTTGCACTTACTAACCGATCAATTTCAGACTGCGATCTTGTGTCTGAATTATACAAATCTGATATTGTACGTTGCAACAATGTAATCGCAGGGCGTTCTCCTTTACGTGCCGCCGGCATAACACTGTTAGCTTTTGACAATTTTGTTTCCATTTGAACTGCGGCATCATAATTAGGGTCACTTTGAATAGCGTCACCTAAAAATTGTTTTTGCTCTAATGAGTTCATTTCATTAACAGTAACTGATCTACCAATAGCGTCTTGTTCTTTTAAGTTTACAACTCGCATTTGCTCTTCAAATTCAGGTGTACCCGGAGTATATCCTGCATCCGCAAGTTTTTTACCCCAAACTGAAAGAGCTTTAGTTTTTTCGTCCTTAACAATAGGGCCAAGGTCTTTAACATTACGACTTGTTAAAAACTTTTCTACGTTTTCAACACCATGTTTTTCAACAAGAGTAGAATATACGCTAGGAGATATTGGTTTCTTTTTACCTAATTGCTCAACATTGTATTCCGCTTCTTTAATTTGTAAATCTGTTAGTTTTTGTTTATCTCGCTCTAATTCAACTCGACGTGCTTGTTGATCTAACTGCATAGAAGCATTAGTAAGTCCCATTTCACGCAGACGCTGAGCCGCCGCACGAATAGAAGCAGGATCATCAACTTTCATTCCTGAAATAATTTCTTGACCCGCACGAGCCTGACGCTCTTCAACAGGAACACCTAAGTCAGCAATACGCTGTCCCATGTCACCGCCTACAGCAGTCCCTAAGCCACCTGTGATACCCCTAAGCAACCCTGCACCTGCCATCGTTGCCTCTTGTACTCCTTGTGCACCATAGCGAGAAAGAATTGCAGGAAGTGCTGTCGTGCCTGTATTTGTAATCATTTGTTGGCTACGTGCTAAGGATTCTTTCATTAGACGTTCTTGTTGTTCTCTTCGTACTTGAGAAGGGGTTTTTAGAAGCCCCAAAAAATCTGGATTCTGTGCCATAATGACTCCTTAAGCCGGTTTTTTGATCCCAAGAATCTGAGAAATTAAATCCTCACCTATTGACTTCCCACCACCTTTTTCAGGACGTGCAAAGATTCCAGACAAGGCGTTTGCCAGAGCTTGTGTACGTGCCGCTTCCACGTTAGCCGCCGCTGTTGCCGCTGTCGCTTCTGCTTCAAGTCCTGCAATACCACCTTTGTAAAGTGCTTCAGCCTGTCCTTGACGACCTGCTTGAGCAATACGAGAAATATCAATTCCCGGAGTAAGAGCCGCTAGTGCTTGATTCTCTGGAGAGTACGCCGCACCTAACAAACCTGTAATATTACTGATTCTTGCCGCTTCAAGTTGTGGGGCAAGTTGTTGTGCTTGGAACAAATCGGCTGACTGTTGCTCTGCTAATGCTTTTTCCATTGCAAGTGCTTCAGGAGTTCCTCCAAACATTGCTGTTTGAGTGCCCAAGCGTCCTTGCATTGCCAGTCTCTGTTCTAACTGTTGACGTTGACGTTCAATCTCAGGTGATCTCATTTGTTGAGTGAGGTCAAATAGACCTTGAGCACCTATTGTCCCTGTACCTGCAGTTGTTCCGGCTTGTCCAATTAGTTGATTCTGCAACGCCTGTAACTCAGGAGACAATTGCATCTCATAACCGCCGTCTGATCCTACACTTGTCGTAGCTGTGCCTGTTTTTACTGCAAAAGGTTGAAATGCCGCCGCATCTGCCGCAGTCTGCCCAATTCCTGTGGCACGTGTTCCTAGCTCTGCACCTAAAGTTTCTAAATTTGTAATTCTGTCTTCGGAAAGCTCATACGGCAAGAACGCCGCACCAATCATACCTGCCCCAGAAAGTAAACTTGCTAAATCATCCATTAGTATGTACCTCCGTCAATTGTACCAATAGTCGCAGTACCTGAGACAGATAGCGTTGGTATTGTTACAGTCCCTGTGAATGTAGGGTCTGCGGTGTTTGCCTTAGTTGCCACTGCGGTTGCAATGTTGTTGTATTCGGCATCAATCTCTGTGCCTTTAATAATCTTTGCCGGATTACCAGTTGCCAAGTTATCCTTGACAGCAAAGTTGGTTGTCTTAGTATAGTTTGACATTAGATAGTCCTTCCAATAATAGCCTGTGCGGTCAAACGCTGAACTGATACAGCAGACCCGTTAATTTCTGATTCAATACCAAGTTGCACTACTTGACCTCCACCTGAAGCCTGTACCTGTGGACGGTTTACCAAGACACCTGCGTTAAACTCACCGATGTTGTACTCTGCAATATTATATTCTGCAATGATCTGCTCAGCGAGTGTAAAAGTTTTCTTACGGTAGGCAAAAGAGTAATCATATCCCCAGTTTAGTGTTGCCTGAGTGTCACTACCCCCGATAATTGTTATTTTTAAATTCTTTAATAATTTTAAATTAGATGGTGCACCAAAGTCTAAGTAGTTGGTAAAGTATGACATGATGTACGTAGAACCGTTGTCATCAAACCCGTCATACTTAGCAATACCTAGACCCTTACCAAGCAACAACGTCCCGTCACGGAGCCTACAGAGAGCCTGAGGGGTAATTGTATCCCATTTAGTAACACGTGAGCTACCATCTTGTAATGGGCTACGCATATCAAAACAGTACGTAGTACCGTTGTCTGGTAAGTGCAACAAGTAGAATGCTTCTTCAGGGGAGTAGACAGAAATAACATGACCACCCTCAGAAGTAACTAGAGATGTTAATTCTGTGCGTACATTTTTAGAGATGTCTCGCATTGGAGCAGATTTTTCTTGAATAACACGTCCTAAACTTTGAACACCTGTGTCAGACAAGAACAGTACATCGCTTCCTGTTAATTGAATTGTGTCACGAGCAGTACACCCAGTGCCTACAATAGTATCCGCAATTGACATTGTTGCAGGATCGTCTGCTCCTTGATAAATGAGTATCTGAGTTTTACCAAAGATGATAAGGAAGTTGTTATGGACTGTAATTGCAGTGATTACATCATTACCATTAGGCCACACTTTAGATACATCAATGTATCCTGCGCTTCCTGTGTCCCAACTCATACCAGTTAGAAGATCAGACCAATACACTCCTTGTGCATCTGTGTCTGTGTTGGCTACCCATAAACGACCAAACGCTGAAACAACACAATTTCCTTTAGGCACTGTACCGGAGTAGAATGCGTTGTTTTCAATCAAATCACACGTAGTGCCGTCGTAATATAAAGGGTCTTCACCACGTCTAAATAAGTATATAGTCCCATTTAAGTTGGCACTGCTAAACAACCCATCACTAACAGTGTAAGTTGCAGGTGTAATGTCTGTTAGTGTTGTTGTTCCTTTGTACACTGCAGTAGCAGAAGCACTGATTACTTCAGATGTTCCATCATTTTTAATTAGCTCGCTAACGTGGACAATATCGTCAGGATTTGTTTCTGTAAGATAATTCCATCCTTTACGACTACCAATACGCCCGAATTGGTCAATAATACAATTGTCAGCAACCAGAGCAAATTGTTCAGAAAGTGACGTAGGGCTGTCTTGAGTGTTTAACCCAAAGAATCCCGGTGCTTGAACAGCAATACTTTGAAGTTCTTTAGCCATTAGCTGACATTCCAGTTAACTTCTTCAGGTCTTAATCCTGCATCTAACGCAATTGCATTGGTTAAGTCTGCCTGTGCAAGTGCTACCTGTTCTCCTGCAGACTGGCCGCCTGTCTCACCACGCTCACGTAGTGCGTAGGCAAAAGCAAACTGTGCAATAATTTGACTAGGAAGACTTGTAGTATCTGTATCGTTGGATAATTCGGTTCCCCGTTTGACTGCATACACGTTGATAGATGTTGTACTGTCGGGTGTTTGGTAGAACCGAATTTGCATATCTTGATTAGCATCTACACCATCAATAGCAAAATACTGAATAGTTCCGTTTGCGTTATCTGTTCCCAACGCCAACTCATGAAGTCGCTGAAGTGACTCACGAGGGATGACTCTGTTATTTGTTTCATCATGCACATACAATATCTCCGACCGTGTTCCATAGTCAGTTAAAGAATACGTAGGTGTACCTGCTACGGTTGTAACAGTAAGTGTATCCCGCAATACTGACCAGTCCCATGCAGACTCTACAAAGCGTAATGCATCATTGACAAAAATACCAATCAATGCAGAATAATCTGTATCACTAACTGAGGATACAGTGTCTTCACGGAGTCGCCTAAGTGTGTTGTTTACTAAATCTAAGTAAGTCATATGTATCTCAGTATATCACATTTTTTGTTAAATGTCAAGGTTTATGTTTTAGCTAAAAGCTCTTTAGACAAGAGAGGTTCGTCATAGTAGAATGTTAAATCATACGGTAACATTCCTTGCCGTCCCTTTTTAGCATTAAATGCTAGTTCTTCAAAAGGAACTTGTTGGACTCCACCACCTGTTCCATATGAGGTTGCACTAATGTCCGGTAAGTCTGTAGTTATCTCGTCAATTACCGTAGCAATTTCATCACCTGTTTCAATAATAAAATCTTCAATTCCGGACAAGTCAATATTCTTTCGTGCCCAATCTTCTAAATCGGCAAGAGGTTCAGTAATTATACCGGGATCAAAGATATTTTCTTTAAACCAATCCTCTACTTTAGCAACTTCACGAGAAATTTGTCCCGGATCAAATCCTTTAGAGCGATACCAGTCTTCAAACTGCTCACCTGCGGCACGAGCTTCATCTTCAACAGAAGCCAACCATTCAGTAATTTTTCCTTGTGGCATAGAAGGAATCATACCAGAAAGAATTTCAGTGCCTTTAAGTTCTTCAAGCCCTTTAAGAATAGGGTTTCCTTCTCCAGTAACTTTTGAAATGGCGGCGGCTGTTGCACCAGAATAAACGCCTTGAATAAATTCATCTGTAGCGTATGATCCTGCCTTAGAGATTAAAAAGTCTGCACCGCCTAATTTATCTACGGCTGATTGAACCAAGGTTGACACAGGTGCTTCAATCGCACTTAACACTTCTTGGCCTTGTTGTCCTAGTTCGGAAATGCCTTGAGCAACATCCCCTACAATATTTGAATTAGACAGTTGTGAAACTGATCCAATGTCCTCCATTGCGGCAGTAGATTCCACTGTTTCGGGAGTAAATCCTAAAGCATCTGCGTAATTTGCCGCACTAACTGCTAAGGCCAAAACCTGCCCTGTACTTAAATTTTTACCACTATCTAAAGTGTTATAGGCACTTAATAAAGCCGCACCGCCGGGAACAAAAAATGACGCAATTTTAGCGGCGGGCATATCTTTCCAACGATCTAAGGCTTCTATAGGATTTTGAGCAAATGCTTCAATTGATCCAAAAATACCCCCGTCGTTATCAAACCCACCAACATCATCAATTACTTTTTCTATGAACCCACGATTTTGCGGCGAACCTTTACCGTAATATTCATCACGAGTTAATAACGTTGATCTAAATTCTTTAAGAGGATCAGCCCCGGCATTGTTTGCATAGTATTCCTCCGGGTTTTGTAGTTCGTCAGCAAGACGTAACGCAGTTTCGGTATCGCCTCTATTCATTGCGTCATAAAACTCAATCTGACCCTTACCTAAAACATAAGCAACGGCTGTTTTTGTGTATGGGTCTTCTAAGCCCTCGTTAGGTTGTTCTTCTCCTAACAAGTTCTGTAGTTGTTCTGGAGTAAACTTTTGCCCTGTTTGATATGCAGTAACAAACAAATTAGATAGTGCTTTAGTAGATTCAACGGAATTATCAGATTGAATAGTGTTGACAGTATCAGACATATTTTTTACATTCTGAAGACCTGTGCCAACCGTTTGCATTGCCGTTGCTAAATCAACACCAGAGTTTACTTGCTCTTGAATACGAGAAGCAACACCCTCTATTTGTGTTGGATCGACTGCACCATATACTTGTGTGTATAAATCTGTTGCTTGTTTTGTATAAAACTCAGGAGTTGTCTGAACTAAATTTACGTACTGTTGTAATGCTTCTTCAGCATTTCCTGTTTCTAAAACATCGCCTTTAAACTGAGCACCGTACTTTTCAATACCTTCTTGACTAAACGCTCTCCCTGTTGCTTTTTCATACAAATCACTAATGACTTGTTGGAAAGGGTCTTCATAAGTAATTCCCATAGCTTCTTCAGACATTGGGATTCCAGATAACGCTTGGTCAAAAGAAAACATACCTTGTTGCATTTGTCCCATGCGTAAATCAAGTTGTTCTGGAGTAAGCTCACGCCCAGTGTAAGATGTAAAAGCATCACTTAATAACCCACGAGCACCTTTAGGAATTGCTTCAGATGTTGTGGCTGTCGATCCCGGAAGTGCAACAGATCGACTAAGCTGTTGTTGTGCTTGGTCACGATCAATTTTACCTGATTGTAAATCTCTAGCAACTCCCATCAAATCAACGCCGTTATTTCGACTGCTTGACAATAGACCGCCTGAAAATGCTTGACCAACATCAGAAGCCGCTTGTTCTACTGATTGTGAAGTCCAACCTCCACCTAACGAACGAGCAAGTTGACCTGAAGAAACTCCGGCTTGTTGTGCTTCTCTAGCAATCTGTGCACGAGCTTCTGCAGTATCTCCTTTTTCTTTTAAGATTTGACTAGCACGTTCTTTAACTTGATCGTCAGTATATGCCATTACCACTTCACCTTATCTGCCCAGTATGCCGCAGACATCTTGCCCTTAGCAATGTTCTTACCATGACGAGCTTTGAATGATGCACGTTTCTTTTTCATACGATCACTCTCACCTGCTTTAGGCTTACCTGCTGTCTTAGCACCTTGCTCACCAAAACGAATAGTCTTTACTTTGTCGCCTTCTTTAGCAACAACAACATGAGATTTCTTAGGATGATTAGGAGTACGCTTAGGCTTGTTATACCCTGAGACACCTGCTCGTGTTAAACGTGAGTCTTTCTTTTTCTCAGCCACATTAGCCCCCTTGAATCACATCGTTTTCTTCAATGATAGACACTAAACAAGTAGCACCTGCGGAGGCTTTTGCTTTAATAATGTCGCCTTCTTTCATGTTGATAAACTCGTAGTAGTCACCACCAATCTGTAGAAAATTATTAGAGCCTAATGAATAACTACTGAGTACCTGAAGTGTTGCAGACTCTGAAGAATCATAAAATTGCACATCTACGTTAATCGTAGAACCCGCAGTGTCTGTAATAAACAACACGCGCCACTCAGCACGTTTACCTGTAGGCACAGTGTAGATGTCTTGGTACGATGTTGTTAAGGCTTTACCAAAGGTTTTCTTAATGCTCATTTTTTCTTCTTCGCTGTTCTAGCGGCTTTTTTAAACGCTTTAGCTGTAGGTGCGCCTTTACTACCGGGCTTACGCATCTTTTCCTTGCTACCGGCTTTAATGCGCTTACGTTTAGCGTGGATATTCGCATATAACCCTCTAGCCATTACTTTTTCTTCTTCTTTCCGTACTG